TTGAGGCGGGGTATTATTAATATCTTCTTGTTTGGCATTAATGCCCGCAATGGCTAATTGTGTTTGTTTTGCTCCACCTAAAGCGCCAATAGCTGAACCAACGGCACCAACAGGGTTCTTGCTTGCGATAGAAGCGATTGCTCCTAATGTATTTCCTGCTAATTGTGTTCCGCCTGACCACAAAATTTGTTGCTTTTGATTGGCAATGGTGTTTCTATGACCTTGTAAGAATGCCCCTAAGTTATCGTCAAGGATAGCAACATCATTTGGGTTATTATTAATTAAAGCTGTTTCATCGTTCACATTCGAACTATACGTCATGTTTGGGTCTTTGTTGTAAGCTTGTATCCCGTATGTGGTTTTATTGGAAGTACCCAAGCTGCCCTTAACAGTTAACGTTAAATTCGTATCTTCAATATATTCATTTCTAAATGTTGACCGACTTCCTTTAAAATCATCCAACATTAAAACACAGTATGGATACATCATTAATTTAGATTCTGTCACCGTGTTATAACCGAGATACTTTGCACCTGCAAAATAACTTAATTGATCAAAACTCCAAACACTTTGAACATATAAACATTGGTAAGTTTTCGAATCGCTAGCAGTAAATGAAACGGGAATGATTTCATTGTTGTTATTGTTAAATGTGATACTGTTTGCATCTGACGTAATGCCAATACCTGTGTGATCTGTTACATAAATCGAAACAACATTATTAATCGCATTATCTGATAAATACAAACCTCTTAAAAATTCACTAGGTTTAGTGACAGGAACATTTGTTTGTTGTGATAGATTCACTACAGGAACCGTATCATTTGTTTGAAAAGGAATCAAATAATAACTTAATGGTTGTGGTGTTCCAATTACGGTAGGAATGATTGACTTTGCTGGAAAAGTTACACCAATTCCGACTGTTGCATCCTGAGCATGAATCGTAGATTTAGCAACAACGACCAACCATTTCCAACCATTGTTTGGTTGAATATTGTTAATATAAACCGTTTCGTATTCACTGCCATAATTCAAGTCTTCAGGAACCGTATTGATGACTGGACTTCCATCCGTATTCCATAATGGGCAATGTTCTCTTGCTACAAAGGAAGGCTTAAAGTTCATATCAAACATCCAGGTTTGCAAGACATCAATTTCAAAATGAATACGGGTTAAACCATTATTAACGTATTCAATCTCAGTAACAAAACCATAGAAAACTTTAGCGTAATCAGCATTCTGAAAACTTATATAATTCACATTCCATAATTGATCAACAGACATTTTAACTCTCAAAATAGCACCTTTTCCTTCAGCTCTTTGAAAGTTATCTTGTGTAAAACTTGCAACATGTGTTTGACTTGCAAACCAATTCAATTGGTCTGAGAGGGAATCAAACCACCTCGTATGCTTGTAGTCACTGTTAAAGGGAATACCTGAATATAAAGCTATATTCGTTCCCGACAATGGTACACTAGCCATTCCAAAACCTCCTATTATATAGAAGAAAAGCTATCTAACAGATTGCTAGATAGCCTATTCAATTATTATATTTTAAACCCCAATAGTTACAATAGATTGTCCAACAACGTTAGGTGCAGCAGCTTCAATGTAGTTCCATTTTAATGTTGAGCCATCTGCAATGTTTGTTCCAGTTCCAGTAGGAGCAGTACTTGCAGAAGTACCAGCAACAACAGCACGATAAACATTTCCGTTAGCTGTGACTTCATCACCAAGATTGTAGGCGTGAGTAGCTTGCCATGCAGCAGCCGAAATGTCTGTACCTGTGCCAGTAGAAGTAGCCGTAACAAGCAATTCACCTGTTTGAGCAGAACCAATTGTTAGATTTCCGTTTGCATCAATAGCCGTTCCTGAAGCTACGGAAGTGGTAGCAGTAGAGCCAGCAACACTCCAAGTAATCGGATGAGTAAGAGTATCTGTTTGATGTACATAAGCTGTGAACTCATAAGTAGAACCTGCAGCCAATTGGATAATAGCAGGAGAAACAATAACCTGTGTTACTGCTGGAACGCTACCTGTTACAAAAGCGACAGCATTTGCGAACCTACTAGCTGACATAATTTGCCAGACATGGTAGAAGTAATTCCAGTACAAACCTTTTGGATTCCGTACAGTTTCAAGCTTTTGCAGTTTGTCATAAACCATGAAAAACTCTTTATCGACAAGAACAGCTTTTAAACCTGTACTAGCGAAACCGTCTATAACTGTTACATTTCCTAAGAAATCAGTTCTTGACATATTGAATGCCTTAGCAAGAACGTCAACATCAATTTCTGCTTCAGTATCAGCATCAATTAATAGATGCATATCTTCCATAGCTGAACGTTGTCTAACAGCCAAACTATTGAAATCGCGAGAACCATTTGGCAATGTCATTTTGCGTACAGTAGAACGAACAGCCTTCACGAATGCAGTTGCTGACGTTGCATCAACAGGAGCAGAAACAGGAACTACTTTAAAGAAGCCTTTAGCATAATAGTTGTCAACTACTAGTTTCATGTATTCATATTCGTCAACTTCAGCGCTGTTGTAAATGGCATTAATAATAGAAGATAAGAAGTTATCAAAGGCTTGAGCATTGACAAAAGCAAGAGAAAGCTGCTCATCCGAAATGGATTGAGTATAAACGCCTTGACGGTTCATATCGTGGAACAATGTTTTAACATTTGGAATCGTCCGTTTGAACAAAGTTGTTTCAGCATCAGACGGATTGTACTTTTGTTCAGTTGTAATATCAGTGAAGATTTCCTCAATAGAACGACCTTGAGGGAGTTGTCCTTTTTTGAATTTCTTCAGTGGGTTTTCAAGGCTTGCTTGTTTGACAACGACTAAACCAATACGATCCACTAAAGCCGTAACGAAAGCATTTTGAACTGTTTGTGACATTTGGAGGGCTGCTCCAAAGTTAGCAACATCCTGGGCTGATGCTAGGTTTTGAAATTGTGAGAAAGTTGATGGGTTAGAGTTGATAATGGCATTGATAATATCATAAGAGTTAGAAACTCCAAGATAATTTTGCACATCTTGAATGGTGATTCTAGACATTTATTCGACTTCCTTCCTATTAATAAGTAATTTTATTTACCCTCCGTCGTTCCGTTAGGATTCTGTACGGAGTACAAAAAGACGAAAGTTACTTTCCTTCAAGACTTTCAATAGTGATAGATTTAGAGAATTCCTTTGCTTCATCTTTCTTAGGTTCAGTTGTGACAACTCCTGTTTGACGGAATAACTTGCTGTTAGCAATAACTAAATCAGCATTATCTTTTGAAAGTTTGTCCTTTTCATTGGAAAGAACCTCAAAGGATGTGGTATATTCTGTATAATTATCACGCAAGTTTTGAAGAATCTCAGTTCTCCTGGCTGCTTCCAATTCAGGTGTTAATAATTCAGATAATAAACCTTCATGATCTTCTCTATTTAATGGCATGTAAATAAACCCTCACTTTCTATGAATTAACTTATATACTAATTGTAACAAAATAATCCAAAATATGATAGAATTAACTTGACATTTGAGTAAAAACATGATCTTTTTTGTCGAATTGTAACGAAAAAGTAAGTCAAGTTTAAAGATACGGTAATCTATTAAATAATTTGTAAAACTTTTTTAGGAATATGGTAGACAAAGGTAATAATAGATGATAGAATAGGAAATGTAGTAAAGAGTTACCAAATAAACCAAAAGAAAGCAGGGATTAAGAAATGGCAAGTAGAAAAATGATGCAACGTGAAGTAACAACCACTTTTGTAAAGGTGGCAATGATCGAGGTAATTGACGGTGAACCTAAAATGAAAACTCTTCCCGAAGAGGAATTAGTAGGGAATGTTTCAATGGAGCAGGCACAACGCCAGCTTAACAAAAAATATGGACAACCTGTTACAATCTTGGAAGTGTTCGCAGACACAAAAGTATATGAAATGGCTTTAGAGGATTTCATCCAGCATGCAAGTGTGAAAGAAGAACAACTAACATTAGAAGAAGTTTAATAAACGATAGTTCGGAAGCCTGGAAACCTTCCTTATTATAAAAGATCATTCGTTCTTTCTGTACTCCGTACAGAATCCTTACGGAACGAACGGCTGTAAATTGAATCCCTGCCCACTTGGGTTAAAGTGGGAAGGTTAAGGAGTCCTCGAAGCAACTTAACCAAAACAAAACTAAACTTATAAAAGGTGGAAAATAAAATGACAAACCAAAACGAAATCGCAAACGTAGAAGTACAAGCTGAATTAGTAGTAAGAGAAAATGATCGCTATTCTGTAATTCAAGATGCTGAAGGAAAATTCAAACGCAAAGCCAAATATAATCACTTTTCCTCAATCAAAGCTGAAACAAGAGCAGATAAAATTTGGATGATGAATCTTTTGGAAGGTACGGAAGAAAGTGGACAAGGTTTAAAAGACCATGTTGGAAAACACATTGAAGTGGCTGACATTATCACTCGTCCTTATGATCGCATCAATGAAGAAAGTGGAGCTGAAGAATACGGAGTATTAACTTACTTAATCACACCTGACAAACAAGCTTATGTCACTTCTTCAAAATCAGTATACTTTACCATCATTCATATCATGGAGTTGTTCGGCAGTCCAAATGATGCAGATTGGGAAAACATCACCATTAAGGTGTTAACTGAAAAAGGTACAAACGGCAATATCATCAAAATTAAATTGGTTTAAGCCAGGAGGAATGGAAATGCCCGCAACAGCAAAAGGTATTTTCCATAACTTAAGGGAAAGTAAATACGTGATTTCTAATTCTGAGATCACGTTTTATTTTTCCTCAAAATTTTACCTAAATAAGTTTATGGCAGAATACCCAGACCACAGAGAAACATTTCAGAAACGTATGGAAAACTTATTAAAAGATTCCCCTTTCAATGTGAATACTCTAGCAGACATTAAACTATATAAAGATATTGAAAAAAGAGGATTCTTTGTAAAACTATTCAATGTTAAAATTACAGATGAAGAATTAAACGGTTATGCATTAAGGTGTATGACCAATAAAGAAACATTGGAATGGGTGATAACCTCGTATGGCAAAAATAAGGCTAACAGCCAAAGACAAGACGGAATACAACAAACTCAAAAATAGGGTTAAATCCAAAATAGCAAGAACAATCAAGAACTATGGAGTTAACCTTATTAAAGAAATTGATATTCCTGACCGCAAACAGTTTAATGAATGGAAAAGGAAAGCTGCTTCATTCACCAACAGAAACAACAGACGGTATCAATTCCGAAAAAATGAAAAAGGCTTTGTGTACAATGTAGCCGAACATGAGCAAACCAAAAGGAAATATGATCGAGCTGTTCGATTAGCCAAAGAACGCAAAAAGAAGATTGAAAACTTAGAATTAAAATTCAAAGGCAAAACCATAGGTAAGGTAAAAGACAGGGAAGTATTATTCTCTCATCCTGAAAGTGTTAACTTCCCTGAACCTTATGATATCAATAAAATCCATGACCGCAAACATTTTGAAAGAAGGATAGAACAATATAATAAAAGAGCAAATCCTAACTTCTTCAGAGATACCGACAAGAGAATGCAAGACAACTTTATTAAAAGTATAGAAGGGTCATTTGATTCAAATTCCTTTGTTGATAGTGTTATAGATAAAATTAGAAGTTTACCTCCTGATGTTTTCTATGAATTATACAAACAGAATTTTAACGAATTCGACTTTACTCTATATGATAGTGAGGGACATTTTGCAAGTGCCAACCTATCTCAGCTAACAGCAATCGAACACATTATTGATGAATGGATA